TAATAGTTCAGAGATTACTTTGAGCGAAGCAGCCGATTCATCGGGTAACAGTAAAAGAGGAAGAGCAATGTTCAACGACTCTTTTGCACCAGCGGAATGGAGTTTTAGTACTTATATGAGACCAACTACTTCAGGAGCTGCAAATGTGTGGGCGTCTAACGAACACGCAGGAAACGCAAAGAAATTTGCAGTAGAAGGGCCTCTATGGGGAGCAATGTCCGCAACAACCTATAACCTAGGTGTAGGCGGAACAGGAGCACCAACAGCATCAACATTTGAGCCGAATGTATTTAACTTTCAAAACTCAAATAAGGTGACACTAGGTGTTTTTGACTTATTCTTTGTACTCGGAGCAGCAAAAGACAGTAGCGTAGCAACATACGATACTGGAACAGACGGAGTTACAGTTTACAAAATTAGTGACTGTTCAGTCGGTTCTGCATCTATCGATTTTGATATCGAAGGATTAGCACAAGTTGCTTGGTCAGGACAAGGTAAAAAAATTAGTGAAGTCGCACAGTTAAACACAGCTGCGGCAGGTACTACAACAAAAGGTTTAATTAACGAAGGAGTATCAAGTACTTCAAATTATATTAGACAAAAGCTTACTTCATTAGCTATCGCATCTGACGTTTCAGTCGGAGCAGGCGGAGACGGGTTTAATAACATCGCAATCGCTGCAACAGCAATGGTACAGGGTAGCAAATATAAAATTGCTTCAGTAGGAAATACTGACTTTACAGCAACTGACGTTGGTGGATCGGCTAATACTGTAGGAGTTATCTTCACAAGAGGATCAGCTGCTGCTACAGGTACTGGTACTGTTTTTGAAGAAGTATATGGTGCAACAGACACAACTTATAATGTCGTGTTGACAGGTGGTAATATTACGATTGAAAACAATCTAACTTACTTAACACCAGAAACCCTAGGGTCTGTCAATCAGCCTTTAGGACACGTCATGGGAACTAGATCAGTTTCAGGTAACTTTACCTGTTACTTAAATAGTGCAGCAAACGGCTCGCAAGATCTTTTAGAAGATTTACACGAATCGCAAGATACTATTACAAATAGCTTTAACATGACATTCAGCATTGGTGGCGCAAACGCACCGAAAGTAGCTGTGGCATTGCCAAATTGCCATCTAGAACTACCAACTCACTCTATTGAAGATGTGATTGGTGTAGATGTTAATTTCCATGCTTTACCAACAGATCTTTCGTCTGCAACTGCTTCAGATAGTGCAAATGAAATGAGTGTAACTTACACTTCATAATAAAACTTAACGGTGGGCAGGAGAACCCTGTCCACCTTTTTTTGGAAAAATAAATGAACGATACAGTAAAAAAAGAGACTCCGAAAGCAGTCTCACTAAAGAGTCTAATGACTCCAACAAAAACGGTAGAATTTGACTACCCCGGTTGTGAAGGGTTCAAAGTAAAACTTTGCTACCTAGCACGTGAAGAACTAATGAAACTTAGAAATCGCTGTGTATCTCAAGTATTCAATAAGAAGACTAGGGGTTACGAAGAGCAGATGGACGACGATAAGTTTCTTGAAGAGTACACCAAAGCAGTTATTAAAGGCTGGGCAGGTTTTAAACTCGGATATGCCAAAAATATGTTATTACTAGGAGATTTAACTCCTGCACAAGAAGAATCAGAATTAGAATTTTCACAAGAAAACGTAGAAGTACTTATGAAAAATGCTAGTGACTTTGATACTTGGGTAACAGAACAAGTAGGCGATCTAGAAAATTTTACGCAGAGCAAGTAGCCTGGGCTCTTGCTTTAATAACTAGGTATTATACTAACAATATTAGTGTAGACGCATATTTACAAATGTGCGACCAATTAGGTCAAGAACCTGATCTAAATGAGATGCCACCTGAACTAGAGGATTTTCCTTTAGAAATTCAGGAGGCTTTCGTTATACACGCTATGCTCCCCGATAAATGGGACGGAGCTAGTGGTTCTTACATGGGTAAGGACTGGTCACCACTAAAAGACTTACTAGACATAAATAATGTGGAAGACCAAAAAACTGTTTGCTATTTCTTGAAACATATAGAAAGTTCGAGTACGATAAATATCAATACTGAGCTTAAACGTAAGCAAGACGCCCACACGAGGCGAGCAAAGACACAATAGATGGCAAAGAAAATAACAGCAGCAGAGATTATTATCAAAACCACCGATGGTGGTTCTTTTAAAGTCACAGGAAAAGAAGCGGAAAAACTAACCAAGAAAATGAATGCTCTTGGTGGCGCTTCTCAATCTACTGATAGACGAATAAAAGGGGTAACTCAACAATCCTCCAACGCTACAAAAAACTTTAGTAAGCAAGCACAGACCATGCAAGGTGGTCTTGTGGCTGTCTATGCCACCATTGCTGCACAGATATTTGCTGTATCAGCAGCTTTTCAATTCTTAAAATCCTCTATGGAAACTCGAAACCTTATTGCAGGGCAACAAGCCTTTGGGTCAGTCACGGGTACTGCTTACAAGTCTGTAACCAGTAATATTCAAGAAGCTACTAATGGTATGCTTAGTTTTAAAGCGGCAGCTAGTTCTGCGGCTATTGGTGTGGCTGCTGGATTAAGCGCAGGTCAACTAGAAGGGTTAGGCGTAGCAGCAACTAATGCATCTCTTGCTCTTGGTAGGGATTTGGAAGATTCATTTAACAGACTTATTCGAGGTGTTACTAAAGCGGAACCAGAACTATTAGACGAACTCGGTATTATTCTACGACTAGAAAACGCAACTGATAAGTATGCTGTGACAGTCGGGAAAACTAGAGAACAGCTAAACGCGTATGAAAGAACTCAAGCGGTTTTAAATGACGTTCTAGAACAAGCAGAAACTAAGTATGGAAGAATTCAAGAAAAAATGGATCCAGATGCATTTGCTATGGGACAATTTTCAAAAGAAATGGACGATTTATTACTTAGCTTTCAGAACTTTATAATGAAAGGCATTATTCCAATGCTTAACTTCTTTAAAGATAATACAGGAGCACTCGTAGCTGCAGTAGGTTTATTTATTACTCCTATTATCAAATCTTTACTACCAAATTTAAACGCAGCTTTAGAAACATCTACAACGAAAATGAAAACTTCGTTTGAAGCAATGAAAACAGCAGGTTCAGGAGCTAGAGAAGCTTTTTCAGGATTGGGTCAAGCTTTTGGAGCTGACATGCCTAGTGCAGAGGACAGTAAAGGCGCACTTAGTAAAATGGGTGTAAAATCTTTTAAACATAAAGGAGCAGATGGAAAAGAGACAGGCAGACTAAATAAAAGACAAATAGCAGCCTATAGACGAATGATGAACGAAAAGAAAGGCATCTATATGAAGATGAACGCTCAAGAAAAAAGAGCCTTTAGATTCCATCTTAATGCTCAAGAAGCTATGTTGAAAGGCCACAATATAAAACAGGTTGCAACAACACAAGCAGGAGAGAATGCAAAACGAGTTGCATATAAAACAACACAAGCAGTGTATCAAGGAACTCTCGCAGCGATGAACGCCGCAACAACAGCAGCAGCATGGGCTATGAATAAAGCTATGATGGCAGCTGGTATAATTGGTATTGTCTTTATGATAATACAGGGTGTTACTAGTTTAGTAAGTTGGTTTAGAGATTTAGACGAAACTGCCAAAAAGATGAGAAAAGAAACAGAAGATCTTACTTCTAGCCTTTCCGATTTAAATGGTGAAATGGATAAGATGCTCGATATTAGGCTTAACGAACAGTTACTTGATTTAAAAATGTCAGTAGAGCAATCAGGCCAAGCATTCCAAAGCATGGACTTAGCTAAACAAATTAGAGCATACAACAAAGAAATACAAAAAGGAGCTAAGCCTGGCGACGATGTAATGAAGCAGTTTTCAAACCTTGCAACTAACGCTTCTAAATTTAGTCCTGCTTTCAAAGAAATGGCAGAAGCTATGGAGGGAGGCGTTGAAATTGGTGAGAAACAAGCTGCAGGTTTTAAAAGCTTAGCCAACGATATTATAAATGCTTCAGAAGCTTCTAAAAGATTTGCCCAGAATCAAGGAACAGTAAATAAAGCTTTAGATAAACAAATAAGAAAATTCAAAGATGTTCCATTTAAAGACATAGTAGATGCATACTCAGCTAGTATAAATGATATTGACCTTATGTTAGCCGGAATGGCAGCTGATGCTGGTTCAAGAGCTTTACAGGGTGCAACGAATAAAGCTGTAGCGCAGAGTTCACAGTTTGATTTAGACGATACAAAAAAGCTTGGGAAAACTGCTTCCCAGAAAAAGTTACTGAATAATAGTAGTGCAGGTAAGACAGGCTTCAAAGAATTAAAAGCACAGATGGGTAGCTTCTATAATGAAGACGGCTCTCTTAAAAGTTTAGAATCTTTTACAGGTGGTATGAATGAACTAGCAAAATCAGACGATAGTAGAACAGCAAGCAGATTCAAAGAAGATGCAACAGTTAGAAGCAACATTACAAAAATACTTAGAGAACAACTAGCCTTAGAACTAGAGATTGCTGCTATTGATGCACAGCCAGAAGAAGATAAAAAAGTTCAAGATACGCTACTAGCTAAGCAGAAAATCCAAAACCGAATGAAAACAAGAGCTCTAGACATTCAGGACGCTGGGATAGCACAACAGAAGAAAGAGTTAGAAAATGCTAGAGATATTGCTAAGTTTGATGCAGCTGGTCTTGATACTCTAAATCAAACAGAGAAACTTAAGAAGCAAATTGACGCGTTAGGAGATAAAGAAGCAAAACTAGCTGTTAAAAGATCAGCAGCAGAACTAAGTGCATACTCTATAATTGAAAAGTTAAATGCCGGTGAAGTTGCTAAACTAAAAACAGATGAAGAAAAAGTTGCGATGGAAAAGAAGTTGGCACAAGGAGACGACGAAAGTTTAGATAAGTATATTATAAGACTCGGTTATCAAGACCAAGAATTAACCAATATGCAAGGCGTTTTAGCTAATGCTGACTTGGAAATTACAAAACAAGAATACTTAAATGACAGAAAAGAAGCACAATTACAATTACAGATAGATCTTTTAAAAAACCAAGTAGAAGTTACAAAACAGACGCAAGCACAAGCAGCGGCACAACGAAGTGTAGCTCTAGCAGTTGCACAAACAGCACGACTCGCAAAAACTACAGGCGGAGCACAAGGAGCTGCAAATAAACGTGCTAGTAGCATAAGCCAAATGGGACAGACTAAGACTGCTAATACAAATCTTAATACTGCTCTTAAAACTCAAATGGAAGGTATTACTGGTGTAAGTGATAGAACTGGTATGAAAGATATGGAGTTATTTACTAATCCAACATCTGAGGCTGACAAAGAATATAATCAAATCTTAACAAAACGAATAAATCTTTTACATCAAAATGCGCTATTAGAGGAAAAAATTCAAACCATAAAAGATACTGAAAAAGGTTTGAACTTTATGGATAAATCTGATACTCAGTTAGAAAATACAGAGTTTAAAAGAGAACAAGTATTTTCATTAAATCCTGCAATTGCATCATTCAATAAAGTCATATTAGAAGCTAGACAAAAAGGACTTGGGGTTACCGTGGAGCAGATTAAAGAACTGAAGAACGAAGCTATCGCAATGGAAAGTTTAAAGATAGAAACCGAACTAATGGAAGGTATTCAAAGTACTCTTTCAAATGGCTTCGTATCTATGTTCCAAACAATGGTAGACGGTACAAAATCATTTAAAGATGGAATGAAAGATTTAGCACAATCAGTACTTGCAGATTTAGCAGCTATGTTTGCAAAAGCAGCTGCATTAAAGATACTAATGGCGATGTTCCCAGGAATGGGAGGCACAATGGAAGCTATCTCAGCAATACCAGGCATGGGTAGATATGGCGGAGAGATGACTAAGTTTAGAACTGGTGGTATTGCAGATGGTCCTGGTTCAGGTTATCTCGCAGAGCTACACGGTAGAGAAGCCGTAGTACCTTTAGGAAACGATAGAAGTATTCCTGTTGAAATGCGTGGTGGTGGCGGTGGTGGAAACACGGTCAATGTCTCTATTAGTATGAATGGTCAAGGACAAGGATCTTCACAAGTAACAGGCGATGGCATGCAAGGATTAGGAAGAAGTATCGGAAATATGGTACAACAACATTTACAACAAGAAATGAGACCTGGTGGATTATTAAATCAACAAGGTACAAAAGGTAGGGCATAATGGCAATAGGATTACACCCCAAAACAGGAAACATACCAGGGTTTAGTGCTCCTGTAATTTACGATAGAGGTATCTCAGATACTCCTAACCCTCGGGTACTTAAAGCACAGTTTGGAGATGGGTATGAGATGAGAGTGCGAGATGGAATAAATAGCACTCCAAGAACTTTTGCCCTTACATTTAATAATAGGACTAAAGCAGATATTGATAATATATACGATTTCTTAGACGGGTTAGCAGGAGTAGACACTTGTAAGCTAACTATCCCTTTTGATGGTAACGAGGTTACAGTAGTAGTAGTAGTTGAGCAGTGGGCAAGAACTTTAGCGTACGATGATTATTACACATTAACTTGTGCTGCAAGAGAGGTTTTTGAAGCATGAGCCAACCTATAGTAGGCACACTGCCCGCAGAATTACAGGTACAAGCACAGTCTAGTGCTTTAGTTACTGTATTTGAAATTGATTTGCCTAATAGTGACATAGGAGGGGCAGGCCAAGACAAGCTTTATTTTCACGATGGAACAACCTCAGATCTTACAGTCGATGGTGGTTATATCAAATGGTATACTCTACTAGATGATAACAATTTTGGGTCAACTAGTACTTTACACTACGGAGAGCAACTTTATACTCCATTTCCTGTAGAGTCAGAAGGGTGGGAAGTTAGAGGAACAGGTAGTTTACCAAGACCTTCAGTTAGGTTTGCAAATATAAATCAGTATTGGAGTGCTCACTTAAGTAATTATGACGACTTAGTAGGAGCAAAAGTTATTCGTAGAAGAACCTTAGAAAAATATCTAATTGGTGGAACTGCCGCAGCAAATCCACCTGTTGAATTTAACCGAGATGTGTACTATATAGAAAGAAAAACTACAGAAACTGCCACTATGGTAGAATTTGAACTTGCAAGTGCATTTGACGTACAAGGAATTCAACTACCCAGAAGAGCGGTTATAGCTGCTCGCTGTCCTTGGAAATACAAAGACCCAGAGCAAGGCGGGTGCGACTGGCCAGTAGATAGTAGACCAAGTGACATACCAGGGCATAGTGCTACTGTTCCTTTATATTTTGATAAAGACGATAATCGAATTAGTACTCATCCTACTTGGGGCCTCCAAGATGTTTCTAGTAACAGAACTACTAATCTATACGCGGCTACAAGTTACTCTGTAGGAAACTATGTAGAGTACCACAGACCTATAGGAGGCCTAATAGCAGCGAGTGCGGTTACTTCAGGAGCAAATGTAACTTTCACTGTAGGAAGCAATCACGAGATAGATACTGGCGATTTTATTATTGCAAAAGGGTTTACGGATGAAGATGCAAACTTCAAATCTATACCTCTCTATGTGAGTAACGCAGGAGCTACTACTATTACTGTTCAAAATCCAAGTAAAACTATAACATCATCATCAGGGTACTTGCAACTTACTAGAGTGACTTTATACAAATGTATAACAGCTCATAGTATTGCAACTGGAGACGACGCAGACGAAATTATAAAACCTACTAATATAAGTTACTGGGAATTTGGAGATGTATGTGGCAAGAGACTAACTTCTTGTGCAAAGCGATACGGACATAACCCAGCAGGGTCGGGTGTAACAAGTGTAATTGTAACTAAAGGAAATGGTGTAGCTGGAGGCGGCAGTGGATATACTTCAGCGCCTTCTGTTACTATTAGTGCTCCACCTGTAGCTGAAGGAAACACTACTGCAACAGCAACAGCAACAGTATCTGGAGGCAAGGTAATATCTATAACAGTAACAAATGCAGGAGCAGGGTACACCACTGCTCCTACAGTATCATTTAGTGGAGGCGGAGGCTCAGAAGCCGCCGCAGAAGCCAATATTAACACTAGAGGTACACGAAATGTATCTCTACCATTTGGAGGGTTCCCAGGAGCCTCAATAGCATAATGATTGAACCAGTACTAGAAGATGTTAAACAATACGTTTATGAACACTCAAATATAGAAGCTTGTGGCCTACTTAGTGTAGAAAGGGGCAGAGTCAAATGGAACCCTTGCTTTAATAAAGCAGAAAACCCAAAAAACGATTTTATTATAGATCCGCTAGATTATAAAGCAGTAGCGGATAGAGGAGATGTAATAGGTGTGATACATAGTCACCCAGGCTGCTCTCCAACTCCTAGTGAGTTAGACCGAGCTGCATGCAATAAATTAGGAATTCCGTGGTATATTTTTGGAGAAAATGACGAATGGATAAAATTGGAGCCAAGCGAAAATACCTATGATTTACTGGGAAGACCTTTCGTCTATGGTATCTATGATTGTTTCACTATCATAAAAGATCATTTCGAGACGAAAGATATAAATATATACCCATATGAGTATGAGTGGGAATTTTGGGAAAAGGGCAAAAATCTCTATTTGGACAACTTTCAAAGTGAAGGATTTATAGAAGTAACAGATGGTAGCCTACAGGCAAATGACCTCATTTTAATGGCTCTGAATAGTGATATCACTAACCATGCCGGAGTATACGTAGGACGAGGAAAAATGCTTCATCACGCACCTAACAGATTATCGTGTAGAGACAACTACGCAGGAATGTGGAAACAAATTACCAGAATGGTAGTAAGACATCAGAGTATGACATGAGAAAAATTTATTTAGAAGGACAACTAGGAGAGAAGTTTGGAGAGGAATGGTCTCTAGACGTTTCTTCGCCTGCGGAAGCGCTACAAGCAATCATGGCACAGCGTCCTGGTATGCGTCAATTTATTACTTCATCTGAGGGAATACAAGGTTACGAAGTACTAGTAGATAATGAAAGTATTGATATGCTAGAAGAGCTAGTAATACAAGACCCAAGTATGAAACAGTCCTATACTTTTGTACCAGTAATTGGTGGCTCAAAGAGTTCAGGACTCATGATGGTACTCGGGGTAGCTTTAATAGCTGCAACAGGTGGTTTCGCAAGTTTTGGTATTACAGGATTTATGGGAAGCGGTGGAGCAATAGGAGCAGCAGGTAGTACTACTAGTTTAGTTGCTGGTTCAGCCGCACATACAGCCGCACTAGGAGCAGGACATATAACAGCTGCAGGTGTAGTTACAAATGCAGGAGCAGTAGCAGGAACACTCGCGGGTATGGGTACAAGTGCCGCATTAGCTACTCAAGGACTAGGGTTTTTAGGTTCAGCACTTCTGCTAGGAGGAGCCGCAATGATGCTAGCCCCAGATGTACCAGACGGAACTTCATCAGAGAAAGCAGAAAACTACTTATTCAGTGGACCAGTCAACACAGTCAAACAAGGCCAAGCAATTCCTCTTGTATATGGAAGAGCAATTGTTGGCTCAAAAACTATATCAGCATCAGTCTTTACAAATACATCAAGACAAAAACTAACAGCAGGAAGAAAAATGGTAGGTATACCAAACTTTAGAACAGATGGAAGTAAATCAGGACAAGGAGCAAATACTACTAGTTATGTAAATTCTTGGGGAATTGGTAATATAGGGCTTTAATATGAAAAAGAATCAACACTTAATATCAATACGAGGAGCCAAAGGAAAGGGCGGTGGCGGAAGCACATTTGAAGCAGATGATAACATGTTTGCAAGACAGTCTGCTGCGTTTATTGACGCTCTGTGCGAAGGTCCAATTAAAGGACTAGTCTATGGGGACGCGTCAATTTTAATTGATGAAGTACGTCTTAGAAATGTAAACCAGAGTACTGGACGTATTAGTCAAAAAGCTAACTTTAATAACTTTACTGTAATCACAAAAAATGGAGATGCAACACAGGTAGTTGATGCAGATTTTTTTGCTGAGTACCCCAGTGCAGCTACAACCAAAGATATAGGTAGTGCAGAACTACTAGAAAACGAACCTCAATACTTTACTATATCTAGTGGTACTTTTGAAAAAAGAGAAACAGACTATATAAAAATTACTGTATCTACTACTGGTATGTCTGCTATTACAAAAACAGGAGACAACAAGGGAGATATAAATACTACAGTTGTTTATTTTCATATTGATTTCAACTGGGTAGATAATTCTGGTGTTCATCATACAAGACAAATGTTTGATACAGGCTTTAGTGGAAAAGTTAGTGGTAAGTACGCACATACATTTGGTTTTAATATTGAAACAATTAAAGAAACTTCTACTATTAACGATTGGTCTGTAAGAGTAACTAAACTAACTGCTAGTCCAGAAAGTTCGGATAGTAAAGAAGTTCAAAACGCTATTTATGTAGATAGCATTGAAGCTGCAATCGCTGATAAACTAGAGTACCCTTATACTGCTTATGTAGGTGGAGTTATAGATGCAGAAGCATTTAACAGCGTCCCTGCTAGAGGTTATGAAATTGATGGTAAGTTAATAAACATTCCAACTAATATGTACCCTTGTGACTACAATGGTCGCAAACTTACTCTATCTTCAGCTTCAGGATTTTCTGTTGGTGACGTAATTAGTCAGACATTAAGTATAAGTAGTCTTACAGCAGCGGGTAACGACGAGGAAGGGTATACTGCAACAGCAACAGTACCAGCACACGGAGTGGCAACTGGAGAGACTTTCAAAGCAACAATAGCAACTACTTCAGCTACAGATGAAGAACATTGGGAAGGAGAGTTTGTTTGTGTAGCAGCTTCCGCAACCACATTTACTTACACACTAAATAAGCCTTTTGATGACCTTGCAGATGCGTATAAAATTCTTGCTGGGGGAACTACCTGTGGAGGCACAAAAACCGCAGTTATGTTTAGTGGAGGTTTAGTTGATAAGATAGCAGGCAATACACTTTATCTTAGAAATGTAGCAGGTTCAACAAGTGCAGTTAATGGTACTATTTCAAATGGCACTACTACTGGAACTGTTACTTCACAATCACAAGTATTTATACCTGCTAACTATAGAAGGATTAAATCTACAGAAAAACCTGGCACAGCCGAACAAGATTGGGACGGTACATACTATTTAAGCTGGTGTAATAATCCAGCATGGGTATATCACGACCTTATAGTAAATAAAATATACGGGCTAGGAAATTATGTGGAACAGTCCCAAGTAAACAAGTGGGAACTATTCCAAATTGGAAGATACTGTGATGAGTTAGTACCTGCAGGTGTTGCAGCAGCAGACTTACTAAGCATACATTGCACAGCAGATACCAACTATATTCCGAGTGGATCGAGTGGAGAGCACGAACCAAGATTTAGTGCTAACTTAGTAATTAGTGGAAAGCAAGAAGCCTATAAAGTACTTAATGATGTTTCTAGTATATTTAGAGGTATGGCTTACTGGTTAAATGGAGAAGCCTTCGTAGTACAAGATTCAGAAAAAGATCCTGTGTACCAATTTACAAACGCTAACGTAATAAACGGAGAGTTTAAGTACGAAGGAACAGGTAATAAAACAAGAACAAATTCTATTATGGTTAATTGGAACAATCCCCAAGACTATTATAGAAGTAGAACAGAAATTGTAGAACTAGAAGAAAGTTTACAAAAAGATACTGAGTTTGTAAAACCAGAGGCAACCACAGCATTTGGTTGTACTTCAAGAGGTCAAGCAAGAAGGTTGGGTAAATGGAAGTTACTCACTAATAATTGGAACACCAATACTGTAACGTTCGAAACTTCTTTGAACGCAGCCTTTTTGCGACCTGGCGATATAGTACAAGTCATTGACCAACACAAAGAAGGTAAATCATGGGGTGGAAGAATCTCTTCTAGCTCTAGTACTACAGCAATCAATATAGATAGAAAACCAAGTGGCTTTGGTAATACAAGCGCAGAATCTGGTTATGCTGTAGGAGACTATAGACTTACATTAAGTTATGTAGGGTATAAAGCAATTCTTGCACAAGATACTGCTACTATTAGTAGCACAGCATACGTAAGAGGAGCACACCTTACTAGTATAACTACTGAGGAAGCTGCAGCCAGATTACAAGATGATAGCGGAAACTTAGTGTTTGTACAATGGACACCTTTTACTTTCACAGAAACAAAAACAGTATCAGGAGTATCAAATAATGGAAAAACACTTACAGTTTCTTCTGCTTTTAATACTGCACCTACTCAAGAACAGGTCTGGATATTATCAAGAGCAGCTCTAGCTACAGGTAAAACGAAAAAAGAAGCCAAGCTCTTTAGAATGGTGGGTATGGTTGAGAAGGATAAAAATCTTTACGAAATCACAGCACTCGAATACAATTCATCTAAATTTGATGCAGTTGATAAAAATGAGGCACTAACACAGTACAGGGAAATATATTTACCCGATAGTTTTAAAGAGGTTCCTGCTGTAACGAATTTAGATGTAGAACCAAGAATTAGAGCTACAGGTAGTGGAGGCACCGTAAATTCATTAGTAGTAGACTGGGATCCAGCTACAAATAGTGATGGTACACTATACAATTCTGTCAGGCACTATGAAGTTGAGTTCTCACAAGATGGAGAAAAGTGGCATAAAGCAGGAACAAATCAAAGTACTGACTTTGAGATAACTGATGGTACTGTAGGGGATATTGCAATACTTAGTGGTACTTACTACTTTAAAGTATATTTAGTAAGCTTAAACGGGATAAGAAGTCCTGTAACTGAAAGCGGTGCAAAAACTATAGACTTCAACAGAGCTGTAGGTCCCGCAGAAGGTAGTATAGGTACTACTAGCCATTTTATTAACTTTATTGGAAATATTAGTGGAGACTTTAGTCTTGAAGCGGGTAAAGTAACATTTAGCCCACAAAATCTTTTTCATAATGACGGAAGAAACGAACATGCAGTCACTAGTCAAGCTCAGCTTGATTTTACAGGATTAGACCATACTTCTACAACAGGTGGAAATGAAGGTTATGTTTATTTTGATCACAGTGCTGATGCCTTTATAGCCGTTGCTTTCGATGTAACTTCAGGACAATTTTATCCTGTAGGAAGTAGTGTATTTGCTACTGCAACAGGTACACTTACCTCTGCAAATCGAAAAACCTGGACAGGATTAGATAGTACTAATTTTGATGGGGATTTGTCAAAAGGTAATGTATTTAAGTTTACTCACAGTAGAAGCGGAAGTTCCATAGACTACTATCACAGAGTAAAAGAAATTGTATCTGACTCTGAAATGCTGTCCTTTGTGTCGTCAAACCAAACTATAATTGACTCATATAATCAAGCATTTTCAAAACCTAACTTTTTAGCGGACTTCGTAACTGATACTATTATGGGTAAGGTTACAAAGACAGGAGCGAGTACTTACACTTTACAGAAGTATGGGTCGTCTCAGGGCGAATCTGCTTATGGTGTAGGCGCTACAAATCTAAACTTTACATTTGACGCTAATCTTGATGGAACAGTAACAAATGAAAGTGCCTATAGTTGTGACTTCATTATTAGAAAAGGGGGTCAGGATTATACTTTTGCAAGTAGCGGTACAACTCAACATACCTTTGGATTATCTTTACAAGCAAGAACTGGCTTTGATAATGATAGTGATATAGTTATTAACTCGTCAACTGGACAAGTAACAATCGGCGATGGGGATATGGACGCCCATACTGCAGCCA